CTACTTCTAGCACAAGGACTAGGTTAAAATGGCTTCTCGAACCAGAATCAGGAATTTCCAAAGTGGCGGTGAGGTGTGCGGTCAGCGTGATAGCGGACCTGCACACACACCGGCATTTTTGTGTCCTCATATCTGTATCGATGAGACGCATCCCGGTCCTCCCTATAAGTCAGGTGGTCCATTCAGTGTGGTCAAGAAAATTGTCCACATCGAGCGGTTACCATATTTCGAACTGACTTGGAACTACGGTGCCTCTCTGTATTATAAGGGCTACATGTATGTAGAACCTTATAATATCGGCCAACCTGCGCCACTCAGCTTAGCTGGGTGGGGCGCGAAAGCCTTTCAGAGAGCAATACCTACACACCCAATTTATAATTTGGGTGTTTCGATTGGCGAACTCAAAGACCTCCCAGGGATGGTTTCCCAAACCTTGAGAGGTTTCCAAGCACTGTCGAAGGCGCCAGAGGCTATAGCCAAGGCGTTCAAGACGGTGTCTGGTTTTATGAGTGCCGGTTCGAAGTTACCTGGGACTGTCGGACATTCTTATTTGTACGGTGCGTTCGGTTTATATCCTATGCTTCAAGATCTCTTTTTCCTTTTGGAAATGCAAGAGAAATTGAACAAGAAGATAAACTGGCTGCGACGTCACAATAATAAGTCTGTCCGACGCAAGTTTACCATGCAAGAGCAAGGCTTTTCAGAGGATATAAGTCGGAATGTTCCGACTTATTCTACTGTAGGTCCTGGCCTGAATGGCGCTTGTTACCCGTCCGCAGGTAATATAGGCAACCAGCCTTTCCCAATTCGTAAGACTTACTCGAACAAGATATGGTTTTCCGGAAAGTTCCGGTACTATATTCCTGAACTAGTAAAGCGTTCTTTAGGCCCCATGCGGGGTTTAAAGTCGCACCTATTGGGTTTGGCCCCGGATCCCAGCATTATTTATAAGCTGATTCCGTGGTCATGGCTTTTAGACTGGTTTACATCCGTAGGAGCCGCCCTCTCCAATGTGTACCAGATGGCCCGCTATGGCGTAGTCGCCGAGTACGCGTATATCATGTGTCGTGAGACATTTGATTACGCTGCACCCGGCAAGATTTACGTCAATGTTGGCGATTATGGTGATTTTATTGGAAGAGGGGCTGTGTATCATCCTCAGGCCTTCAGTGGCACTAGCCATACAAGGTATGAGTTTCGTACACGGGAGGTAGCGAACCCTTACGGGTTCGGGATTACTTGGCCGTCTTTATCGGCGTTCCAATGGTCCATCCTTGTCGCCTTAGGGCTAACGGGTTTATCGGGGACAAAAGTCCGCGTCCGTTAGTTACCATGGAGTGTCAGAGACACTCCCAACAACAAGAAAAGGACTTACCATGTTCGCAGACCCTATCTCTATCGCCGTTGGGCAGACTAACACGCTCAGCGGTGGGACAGCGAAGTCTATGGCTCGTATTCGTTCTGACGGGTACGCGGCGGAGTATTCGACGTCGGACGCCCTCTATACGGCCAAGATCACGCATACGCGTGGTTCTCGGACTCGTAGCGAGGCTCGTCTCGACTTCTATACTCCGTACACTGACCCGTCGACCGGACTGACCAAAACTGTGTCAGCAAGTGCATATGTCGTTCTCAATCGTCCGACGGCTGGCTTTACTACTGCCAACTTGACGGACATTTTGACCGGCATCTGCGGCTATATGTCACAGTCGGCCAACATGACGAAATTTCTCGCACTTGAGTCTTGATCTGAATGATCAAGCTCACTTGTGCGTTCGTCACGTGGACGGACTTCACTAGTTGCGTCCACCAGAAGGTGGGCGCTGTCTGGGAACATGTTAGGCTATGGATTGAAACCCTCCTTTCATAGGAGAATCAATGAAAAGCCTAGACATCCTTCTTGGAATACTCGACGAAGCACATTTTAAAACTTGTGCTAGATTGGATCGTG